CCTGTAGCCCCGTCACGGCACCGATGGCGTGCGCGTCAACGGTGGCGGTGATGTGCGAGGTCAGGGCGCCAGCGACGGCTGCGACGGATTCAGGGGACGCGCCTGGGCGGATAGCGGTCATGGTGTGGCCTCCTACTTTTCTATCAAGTTAAACGATACATTCTTCCATACCCAATTGCTGGAAACCTTATGTAATTCAGACGGTATGGAACCTGAATAAACTGTGGCAGTCTTAGCTACACCGTTCTCAGGGTAAGCCAGTGTATAAAACAAACCGCTAATGTTCCAAAGCGCTTCAAGTATTGTGTCTAGATCCTCGCCAGTGAGCGCATCATAGGTAAAATAGAACTTACGCTTCTGCGCGATCAAGTCGCCTACCATCTCAGCATTAGCAAGGCGCTCCATATTAGAAACGTTGTAGCGTTCAATCTTGAAGGTAGTTGGCGTCTTTATCGCTACGCCATTTACTGTGAAGTGACTGGCCATTATTCACCAATCCTTTGTGACTCTTGCACTCTAATCACACGCATCTTTCTTTCAAGCTCACGCAGGCCACGATCATCTGCAATTAGTGTGCCAACATACAAAGGCTGCATATTTCCTGCGCCACCGCCAGCACCAGCAAGCAGCGGAGCCAACGTAGCAGTTAGGCCATTCGCCACAGCATCTACAAATGGTTGCATTGCGCTATTATTCTCAAGCGGAATAATAGCCTCTGCTTTGTCACCCTCTGCAAACTTCGCGACATGCTCACGGTTAAATACACCACCAGTTGCATGCCCATACGATGAACTAGTTGGAGGCGCTGGCAGACTAATACCAATTGCTGCTGCAGCATCAACTGCCCATCCGTACAGCCTCTTGAACTTATTTATTGCACTATCAATGTAACCAGCAACCTTATCAAAGACCCTGGTCTTTAGGTTATTCTTCCAACCCTCAAGTACTGAAAGAGCAGTGCCTACTGCACTTGAGATAGTAGTCTTCATATCATTGAACTTACCAACTACTGTGTCATATGCACCCTTAACAGCATTGGTAATATTTGTCTTAATCTCATCGAACTTAGTTTTGACAGCTGCCTTGATCTCATCTACTTTCAAACCTAGATTTGTCTTCAAGGTACTAAATGTAGTGACTACGTTTGTAACCATTGTGCTAAAGCCAGTTTGTGTTTCAGTCCACCAAGTAGTAAACTTAGTCTTGGTTTCATCAGCCCAGGTAGTTATTCCTGTCTTTGTATTAAAGAACCATTCGCCAAGTTTTGCACCAGTGTTTTCAGTCCAAGTATTGAAACTAGCTTCAGCATTCAGTGCCCAGTTCGCGATATCATCTGAGGCATTAGTCGACCAATCAGCGATATTCTGACCAGTAGTAGCAAACCAATTGCCGATACCAGCTTTAGTATCGTCAAACCATGTCGTGAATGAAGCCCAGGTGTTATCAACCCAAGCATCGATATCGGCAGTAGTTGTTGCATACCAATCATCAAGAGTTTGCTCTAGATTAGCTTCCCATTCTTTAAACCCTATTACGGTATCTGCGTACCAGATACCAATCTTTTCGCCTAGCTTAGTAGTCCAACCCATCCACCATGTTTCTATCTCAGGCCAGAACGTACCAAGAGCGCCACCTACAAGTGCGCCTATTTGTATGCCGAGTGGGTTACCGCCAGTGAGTATGCCGCCTATCGCTCCACCAAGTACGCCACCAATTGCCGCGCCAAGTAGCCTCTTCTTTAGTTCATCAGTAAGCTCAAATTCAAAACCCTTTGCGAACTCAGATAGATCCGGCACAGGTGGTACAAGCGCTCCGGCATCAAAGCCACCTAGTGGATCGAATCCCTCACCAATACCCTTATCTGTGCCCTCATCTGGCGCCTTAAGCGAGAATACTTCATCGAATGAGAGTAGGCCTTTAGCAGCCTTTGCGGCTTTGCCAGTAGAGTCCGCCAAGTCATCCATGCCATCTGATGTGCCGCTTAGCGCCTGATTAAACTTCTCTAGATCAGCGGCTCTATCCTTCTGAGATGGAAGAAGCATCTTATCAGGATCAAGGCCCATCATATTTGACACTTGGCCGAATAGATTACGGACTGCTGCACCTGCTGCTGTTGCCGTAGTAGCTACTGCCGCAAGTAGCCCGATAAGGATAGCGAGAGCAACGAACATTGGGCTTTTGACAATTACTACTGACAGTACTCTGAATGCTATGGATAGCCCGTTAATCAATACCGTTATTTTCTGTATGATCCATAGAGCTGCTAGCCGTATGTAGTATACAGCAAGAATTCCTGCCGCAAATGCTGCAGCAGAAGAAAGGAGCCCCATAGCAATCTCTGATCTAGTCAGCCATTGTACTAGCGCACCTAGCGCCATCACTAGTGGTGTCACTAGTGATAGAAATATGTTTATGACTGGCAGTAGGCCATTCCAAAATGCAGCGATCCAGCGGCCTGCAGAAGCTACTATCATTGATATTGCTCTACCTAGTGTAATAAGATGCGCTATTAGCTGCCTAATAGTGCCTTGCAGTTCTTCTGGCACTAGCGCCTCAAACAGCCCTCCGAAGCCCTGCGTATTAAGCGCATCCCTGAGCCCCATAAGGAAGTTGCCAAACTCAGCAAGGTATGTTTTGAATACACCGAATAGTGGCTGTACTACAGCTGAAGTTAGCATCATCAGGTTATCCTTGATGTTGCTTAGGATTCCCTGCATAGTCATTACTGATGCATCAAGCACTCCACCAAAACGCTCATTCATACCATCCACTAGAGCGTTGATAGCTGTTGAGGCACCTATGCGCTCACGACCTATGTTTGCAATCTGATCTTTAGTGAGCCCAAGCTTCTCTTCAAGTACCTCGTATACTGGAATACCCGCTTCAGCAAGCTGCCTAAGCTCTTCATTCATCAGGCGGCCCTTGGTGTAGATCTGACCAAGAGCTCTTGAGACTCTCTCAACAGTCTGTGGGTCTGAGCTCATCGATGACGCAGCCATGACACCCTGCATTACATACATTACATTCTTATACTGCATGCCATATGCAAGCAGCCTGCGTGCGGATTGCTCAGCTTGCTCAAAACTAAACGGAGTAACGGCAGCAAAATCCTGTAGCACATTAATGAACTCTGTAGAAAGCTCTGCGCTACTGAATAGATTGGTATACGCAATCTCAGCATACTCTAGACTCTTGCTGAACTCCCATACTGCAGCAGTGGCACCAGTAATTGCCTGCAGGCCAGCATAGAATACTCTAGAAAGCATAATACCTTGTATGACACGCGCTACATCTTTAAAGGCGAACTTTGACTTGTTTGCCTCTTCAGTAAGTGCAGATAGCTTGCTGCCACCACCAAACGTAGAATTAAGCTGCTTAGCGAATGTTTTGGTCTGCTTGGATGCGCTAGCCAACGCAGCCGCAAATCCAGCTGTATTCAAGTTAAGATTTGCAGACAGATTGACAAAACTCATTTAGCACCTCCAAGCTACCAATCAGGTATCTGGTCTATATACCCTAGCTGCTCGCCGCCGTTGCTTCCAGCTCTTTGTGACAAAATGTCCCAATGGACATCTAGTTGAGACTTGAACTTTCTAGGCGTTAATCTCCACACCTCTTCTTCTGTGTACCTCAGCCAAACTCTCCCAACAAACAAGATGTAGGGCCAGTCCCACTCATCCTTTGTAAACGGACTGGCCCCACTCTTGCCGTCGGGCTTTACGCGTTTGGGTCCTCAATAGCCTCTTTCTTACTATCTGCTGGCATATCATTGCCAAATGCTTCTGTAAGAGCCGCCATCAAAGTTTCCATTGACTGCATGTCAATGAGGTTGCCGACTTGCTGTTCTGTAAGATCAGTATCATCTGCCATCAAGCCAACGAATAGGATAAACCTAAGCGCTTTGATGCTGTTCTCTTCAAGCGCATTAAAGGCTTTCTCAACAGACCCATACTTATCTTCAAGTTCAGCCATAGCGTTTAGCGTGAACCGAAGTTCACGCTCAACGCCGTCAGTAAGGGTGACCTTAATCGGACTACTCTTTACGTCCTTCACCTTTGACATCCGGAATACCGCCTTTTCACAGTTAGTTTCGACTTATGCACTCAGGGATACTCTAGAGAATATCCGCTGCCTCAAGAACGTGCGTGTAGTACTTCACTGCAGTATTAGCAGCAGTGACCTCAAGGATAGTAAGGATCTGTCCGGCAGCCGCGCCAGTAATGTCGGCAGCAGACGCGTAAGTAGTAAGCGGCAGAAGCATTGGATCACCAACGCTAGGCTGCGGCACCGTAACAGTAGACAGCATGTATGCAAAGCGGTTGCCTGCGCCAGCAGCACCAGTGATAGTGGCCTTTGTAGAACCAACTGCCGTACCCTTAGCAATAGCAACAGTAAGCAGCGGAGCAAGTGCGGTAGCGGATGTGCTAGGCATAGCAACCGCCGTGAACCAACTAGCCATCGCCGCCTCATTAGCACCAGCATGGTCGCCATCAAGCTCATACTTCCAAGGACGGATGCTGCGGCCATTAACCGTAACCGGCTTGCTCAGCTTCACAAACTGACCCTTGAAGGTATCAGACTGGAAGCTAATGCCGTCGCCCTTAGTCTCGAGCTTATCTTCAGGATCCGTGAACTTACCCTTGTAAAGCCAGACGTACCGGTACTCACCATTAGACTTAAGCGACCTAAAACCAATGGCCACAAATGGCGGAACGTCAGAGTCACCAAACACAAGTGCGCCATCAGCATCGATCGCGTGACCGAGCAGATCCGCCTTATTCTGTGTAGTGAGCTCGTTCTTCTGAATCTCAACTTCGATCTTACCGAGAGTAGTGGCGGTCTCCATGGGACCGTCATCTGCGAACAGCGTTTCCTGTGACGCATTAGGATTTACCGTGATAGACATGACACCGGGTGCAGCCGTAGGCACATCATAAACCGCATTAGTAGTCGCAGTCTCTTCTGTCGTCATGATAGCGTACACAAGGTTATCGCAACCAATTCTTGTTGCCATTACCGTTCCTCCTATTCTTTAGTAGTAGTTATGCCCGTGTTAAACGCATAGATAACACGGTTCCTTACATCTGTATCCATCTTAAACGGCGGCTGTCTAAGATAGACTTGACCCCATCTATCAGGCGTGAACTCGATGATTCTATTCTCAGCTGTCAATAGTTCAAAGATACGCAACGCCTTTGCTCGTACAAGGTCTGCATCAATACCGCGAACAGCGACTTGTACTGATCTATGAACAATGGAGTCATACGGTGTTGCCGGCGAGCCCGGGTACTCATGCAATACCACTACGTCATCTGGATCTTCTGGCCTGAAGTCCCTAAAAAGATCTACACCGTCTCCGGTGGTTACACCGTTTGCCGTAAGGAAGGTACCTATGTCAATTAGAAGCGTAGCCATGATACCTCCTATCTAGCATTCATTGCATTAGACGCAGCAATTGCCTCTGCTGCATACTGAAAGATAGTACGATAGAACTTACCTTCTGCGTACTCTCTTACAGGATCTTCTAGGAACTTAGCCTTACCATTAACATGTGGTGCACTCATATCCTCATGCAACTTAACCATATAGGACGAGGCTCTTTTACCAGTCTTTGGGTTTACTGGATCACCATTACCGCCGTATCCAACAATACCCTGGTAAGAATACCCAGCCACATCAGACCTTCTCTTAACTTCATAGAAGGCGCTAGATAGCATGGTCCATGTATCCTTAGGAACCTGAGCCCTACTCATGTCAAGTATTTCTTCGCAAGCTGCTATTGTTGCCTTCTTAGTGCCAGTGCCTATATTGCGCATTACAGCCATACAAGCGAAATCAAATTGCGATAGCTCTGAGCTGCTGATGTCCATCTTAACACGCATTACAGATACAGCACCTTAATGTCAGGACCACCATTCCTATAGAAGGTGGCAACAGTCTTTATTGGTCTTTGTGTACCCTCAAAGATGACATCATCAAATTCTCCGAATGCCTGCGTGCCATCAATGAATAGCTGGGTATTAGATACAACCTGCTCTCCCTTACTGTTTGTAACAGTTGTTACCTTGCCAGCAGGGTAGCATAGGAAGTCAATAGGCGGTCCAAATACCCTGGTACCAGTGCCAGTCTTACTAGCTAGCGGCAGTCTAACGGCTGATACATTTATCCAGTCTTTTATACTTTCATACATAGCTAGCTCCAAGGTGCGGGGTCAGGTGGATTGCTATGCATTCCACGGTAAAACACCTTAGGGCTGCCATATGTAGGTATAGAAAGACCAGCGCTTGAAAGCTTGCTTTTGTAAAGATCCGCTTGCTCTTTGAAAAAAGCTAGGCGGGTCGTTGGATCCTCTGATTGAGGACCCAACGACCGCTTGATGTCCCTAGCATACAATGTTGCTGCTCTAACAAAGAGCGTGTATAGCGCAAGCTCTTCGTTGCCATTAGAAGTGTCTACTATGTACTGGATCTCTTCATCCTGCATGAGCGGAATGTTTGGGTTAGTGTCGCCAAGTATAAAACGACATCTATCTAGTTCGCTGCTAGCTGGATCGCCAGAGTATGACCAGGACATATAGTGCACCCCCTACTGCTTCTTGGTAGTTTTTGCCTTTGCGGTAGTAACCTTTGCTTTTGTTGCCTGCTGCTTTACAGGCTGCGCCTTCACCACAGCAGGTTCTTCTGTGACATCTACAAGAACCTCAGCCTCGACCTCGACCT